AATTTCGGCAGCTTTGGTTTCCTCCTCGATTTTAACGAGTTCTTCGCCGAGCTTCCGTGCTTTATCTGCCCGCCGTTCCGCTTCTTTTGCGTCTTTCTCGGCCTGTTTGTCCTGCTTTTGAGCATCCTTGTCCGAGGCGGGTTTTGTCGCATCATAAGCTTTTTTTGCCGCATCGAGAGCTTCTTTCAGTTCTTTCGCCTTACGTTCGTATTCTTCGTGCGTGAGCTGGTTGCCCGTTTCATTGAGAAAGTCGTTGTATTCTTTCAGTGCTTTTTCATAGGCCGATTTTGCCGCTGCACCCCATTCTGCACTCGAATCGGTCGGCAGATTCCGTTTGTTCTGCTCTGCGCGTAGCTTGTTGAGCTGATATTGCAGTTCATCGCGGGAGAATAAACCCGTTAAAGCGGCATTCCCCTGCGTGATTTTTCCGTATTTTGCCTCTTGGAACTGCATTTGGGCAAGCAGGGTTTCCCGCTGCTTGATCTGCTTTTCGATGGTTTCATTGCTAACCCCCGTCAGATTCTCGAAATAGGCATTTACGTCGTTTTTGCGTATCTGTTCCGAAAGAGCCTTGCGTTTGTTGTAAAGATTCTGTAATTCGGCTTCTTCGTCGCGCGAACGAGCGGATTTAAGGACATTTCGAGCACGATGCTGACCATAGCTATCTTGGTAGTATTGCGTCGCCCATTTCGTTTTTCCCTCCAACTCCTTTATTCTTGCCTCTACATCTTTCAGCTCTGTTTTCGGATTGGTGATGGATTCCTGCGCTTCAAGCTGGGCTATCTCCTCCTTGATTTGCTTGATATTTTTCAGCTTCTCATACTCGGTGTCGTATTTGGCGAAAATATCGGGGTATTTCATTTCGAGTTTGTTCAGGGCCTCCCTACGGGTGTCGGTAGCGACAGCCTCATTAGAGGCGATAGAACATAACTCCTCGATTTTACGCTTGTGTTCATCCTCTGCCTCGATGGTTTTCTGCTTTTGGGCTTGATACTCTTCTTCTGCTTCTTTCATCCGTTCGGTTTCGGTTTTCATGGAAAGAAGCGCCGCAGTAACACCAGCCAGCAGAGTAGCGATGAGGACATAGGGATTTGCAAGCATCGTTGCGTTGAGCAGCTTTTGAGCTTTCTCTACAACTACGAGCCATCCGTAGTGTATCGCTTCGGCTGCGGTCAATGTACCGACGCCCATTGCTTGCAAGCCTTGTGCGGCCGCGACAGCCATGCAAGCTGTTCGGTAAACGCCATAAGTTGCAACCAGCCCCATAAGGACGCGGCCGACCTGCTCATAGTTTTCGATGAGCGAAGAAACTACATCCAGCGAATCATTGATAACGCCCTCGGATTGGTTGCCAATTGTATTGAACATCGACGAGAGGGCATCTTGGATATTTGAAATTTGCCCTGTAATAGTCTTGGATTGCTCCTCCATGAGGTTGTAGAACATTCCGCCCTCGTTCGTGAGGTTCTGAATGACCTTTTGCACCTCCGGGAATCCGACTTTCCCCTCTTCGACTAATTCCCGAACCTTATTTTCTGCGACGCCGAGAATCTGCGCGAGTTCTCGAATCATGGGAATACCTCTGCCGGTAAACTGATTGAGGTCTTGCGTGTAGAGCCGCCCCTGCGTCATGGTCGTTCCATAGAGATATACGATGTCGCCGAGAGGCTGGGAAAGTCCTGCGGCGATGTTGCCGAGGCGGATCAGGTCGTCATTTATATTTTCGACATTTTCGCCGTATGCGAGAAGCCGTCGTGCTCCATCAGCAATACCTTGCAGGTCGAAAGGGGTTTTCGCTGCGGTATCTACGAGTTGATCCATCAACTGAACGGCTTTCTCTTCGCTTCCGAGCATGGTCTCGAATGCGACTTCGAGCTGTTGAAACTCGCCTCGGATATTGATGATTTGGCGGATAAGAGATTGAGCGGTAAAAGCCATGCCGATACTTGCGGCGGTTTTCGCCACATTCCCCAAAGTGCCATCCAAAACATTGCCTGCATTGGTAACATCTTCAAGGGTCGATTTTGCCGTAATGCCTGATCTGCTTACAGCTTTGCCGATACCGTCTATTTTAGCGCCGAGCTTGCCCTCCATCGTAGCGATTTTCGCTTCAATTTGAGAGATGCCGGTTTCCAATCCGCGTAAATCTACGGATGTGCCGAAACTCAATGCGCCGTCATCATTTTTCATATCCTTACAACCTCTTCGTCATCTGTAAAATCTGTGAAATTTTCAGGGTTATTCGCATCCTTGCTGTCATCATAAAGCGGTCTGCTGTTTTCGGCCATATCACCGGGCATCGGCATTGCTCGACTATACATGATGGCATTTACATAGCTGATCTCATATAAGGCGTATTTTTCTGTTACTCCGAGTGTTTTAGCTATTCCGAGGACGGTTGCCCAAATGCTGTCGTTCAGTCTTTTACCACTTCCTTGGTGGGTTTGAGGATATTTGCCTCTGACAGGGAAGTGGTAATGGCGAAAAAACTGCCTATCTCCATATCTTGAAGTCGTTGAACTACGACATTAAACAAGGTAGTCGGGCTGACGTTCTCCAATATGATTTTTGCGAGTTCTGCCTTTTTATCGACCTTGATTGTGGTCTCGGTCTTACGCCGGATCAGGCCGAACAAATAGCGTTTCTCCTGTACGATGGTGCGATATTCGATGAGGTTTTTCGCGCCGAGAATAAGTACGGCGGCAATATCGCCGATAGGTCGATAATATCGGGCATAATGCAATACCGAGGTTACGATCTCTTCGGCCGGAACCTTTTTTACAACGGGGAGAGTTGCTACGATCTCCGAGATGAGAATCAGGGTCGCAGTAGATGGAGGGGCTATTTCGTATGTAACCCCTTCGATGTCGATGTTGTCGATGCTTTTTTCAAGAATCGCCGATGCGACGCTATTTTCGATAGTATTCTGTTGTTCCATATCCCGATAAAATTGCGGAGGGTGGAGGATTCGAACCTCCGAAGCCTTACGGCTTGCCTCGTTAGCGGTGAGGTGCATTCAGCCACTCTGCCAACCCTCCTGTTTGCGGTTTCTCCTGCCAACCGCAAAGGGTGTCTCTCCACTCGTCAGCATCTTACGATGCTATTTAGGGTTTGGGGGCGGCCCAATCTTCGGCCTTGACCCGGAACTTCTTGTAAAGCTCCCCATCGGAGCAGGCGAGAATCTTGAATGTGAGATCGACATACGATCCCTCCTCCTCGGAGCTGCCCGGACGGAACGATACGTGTGTGCGCCGGGCCTTGATGCCGATAGCACCGATGTTCTTGGGCGTGAGCTTCACGGAGAAATCGTCCGATACGACGTTGGTTTTCACGGTCAGCTCGTTGCTGTCCTCCGAAACGACCGCTCCGGTAAACATCTTTTCCGTATCGAAACCCATCTCCTTGACGCGGGTTGTCAGGGTTACGACCGGCTCGCCCTCCTCCTCGGCGACCACGATTCCGCCTGTCGCCGTTGCGGTCAGGGTTTCGCCGTCCTCCGTGGCAAGCGTCGTCGATTTGTCGTTGATAGTACCGATGTCGGTCAGGGAGGCTGCCATAGCTTCGTCGTCGCCGGTTTTACCGACCTCGATCTTGCACTTCGACCACGACATGATGATCTTCTTTCCCATAGTTTTATTCTGTTATGCGGTTGAACTTAATTCTTGCGTAAATGAAGTGTTGCTCTATATCCTCGTTGCGCATCGTGGTCGGTGTCGCATCGGTCGAGAGCCAATACTCCGTACCTCCTGCGGTTTCTACGAATGAGAGAATCAACTCCTGCAATTCGCCGATACGTTTCCTATCCGGAACCATTCGTCCGTCGGTGTAGGGTATATCGGGGACATAGAGGTTGAAGATCACCACGCCCGTTTGTACTTGTTCATCAAGTCCTGCGAGGAACTTGACGATCAAATCCTCCGTTGTGGCGTCGGTCGGGCGCATTTCGGGTCGGTAAACCTTTCCTCTGATGGCCTTTCCGAGGTCGCTATTCTTGACGAAAGAATAGAAATCCCGCTCAATCTGCGTCTCCGTTTTTATCATCTCTCTATTCGATTAAATCGTTGAGTAGTTTCTTGGCAAGGGATTCGGCTTTCAACTCGGCTGATGTGAGTACATCCTTATGGTGGACTGCTTCGACGTATGCGGCGTATTTCATGCCTGCGCAGACGATCAGCACCACACCCCACGGAAATTTTGCTTGCAGTTTTTGGAGCAACGCTTCGGCAGCGGGCGGGCCTGCTTCTCCATGCCCGTTCTTGCCGTTGTATTGCTTCGAGGCTCCCGTCACGACGGGTTTCCCGTCCACAAGCACCACATAGCCTATTGATGACCTCAAATTGCCGGTAATATCGTTGTAGCTGCCACTCTCGCGGGCGATTCGTATGCACTCCTCCCCGATGAAAGAGAGTTGCTTCACGAGCAGGGCGACGATGTCTTTCATCTTGGCCTGCAATCCGGCTTTCAGCTTGCGCATATCCGTTTTGCTGACGATGACGCCCTTATATTTGCCGTGAGTAGTAACGACTTTCGCCATATCACACTACGATTTGAGTTCTGCCTACGGTGGTGAGAGGTTCCGCATTCATCACGCGGTATTCTCCGAGATTTTCGCCTATCCTTTCGAGTTTCACCCGATTGTAGGGGAAAGGGATGCACTCAACGAGGATCGTAAACGAAGCCTGCCGAAATTCGCCGTCTTCGTAACGCCCTTTGCGGTTATCGCTGTTGGTCTTGATCGAACAGGGCAAAGGATCGCTCCAATCGGAACGGGCCTCTATCGGTTCGCCCCATTCGTCGATACCTCCCTCGGTGAGTATCTCGTAGCGTAATGTGCCGTTGTACCTCATATCACCATAGATGCGTGCCGTCCTCGATCACGCGCATATAGTCGGAAAGAACCTCATCCGCATCGAGGCCATAATGTCCGCACCAAATCGAAAGGCTCTGTTTGAGGGCTTCTTCG